TTTCAGAAAATAGACCGTCTATTTTACTCAAAAACTCAGTATTGTGTTTGAATTTTTTTCTATAAAACCTTTTAATTTGAAGATTTTATTTTTTAAATTTTTAACTTTTATTTCCTTTTCAATTATAATATTAATTTTATCATTTAATTCTTTATGAATAGTTATAATATTCAATAATAATGATTTCATTTACTAATAATATTCGTAATTATATCTTTAAATTTATTTTATTGTACCGCAATTTAAAGAATCTCCCCATTTATCAAAATTAAAATTAAAATTAAAACCAGACCCATTAGAACCTCCAATATTTGGAAGTTTAATATCTGAATTTAAATTAATATTTGGAAAATCTACATTTGGAATACGTGAACCTAATGAATCAATACCAGGTATATTAATAGAAGGTCTTTTTATAACTGGATAACTTGCAGTTGATGATGAACTCTCAAGTAAATTTACTTCATCATCACTTATACAAACTTTATTATGAAAATTTCCTTTATTTCTTGTGCATGTATATCCTAAACAACAAGTACTATCTCCTTCTTCATCTATATTACAAACATCATTCTTTTCTCCACATAATAAAGAAAAATCTGTACTATTATAATGTTCATTATATTTTTTAGTTAAATTGTATTTTTTAGATAAATTATAATTAAATATAAATAATATTAAAAATGTAATAAATAATATTAAAAATAATTTTAAAAATATATTCATATTATTAATAATTAAATAATATAAAAAAAATTTAATATTATTTATTTAAATGAGAAAAGAAACAATTGATAAATTCGAATTATATTCATTTGCAATATATTTATATTTTTATGCATATTCATATTTATATTTATTTGAACAAACACTATTAAATTTTATATTATATAGTATATTTCAAAATATTATATTAAATTATTTAATTAATCATAATATTATTAAATTCATAACGCATACTTATTGGAGAGATAATTTAAATGAAATATCAGTACCACAATTATTAACATGCATTTCAAATATTTATTTAAGAAATAACTTTAAATTAATTATTAATAATAAATATATAATATTACCAATTAATATTTTTATTGATTATGTTATTAATAAAATATATAAAAATGAAATAAAAGAATCAAGAAATTTAAGATTTATAATAACAATATTTTTTTTCTTTATAAGTTTTATTTTTTAGAAATTTTTTGATTAACCATTTTTTCTAAAAATGATTTTTTAGCAAAAGTATTAAAGGTAATCGGAGCAATTACATTAAATAATTTTTCATAATTTTTATTACTTGTACTACTTCCACCTACTAAATTTTTATTATTTTTAACATCGTTTACTTTACTTGTTATCATTTTTTCAAGAACAATTAATAATCCAGTTGCAATAAAAGCATTTGTTCCTAATGGAGCAATTAATTCTTTTAAAGGATTTCCTCCTGATAAATTTTTAAAACTTACTTTTTTAGAAAGTAATTTTTTATTATCTAAATTTATTTTTTTATTATTTGAATTTAATATTTTGTTATTGGTAGAATTTTTAACTAAGTTATTTATTTTAATTTGTTTATTAGTAAATGCTTGTTGTAATAATATTAACATAACTGATGTTCCTAATTGATTTATACCGAGTGGTGCTAAAATATTTCCCAATGATTCAATAAAAGGATCTCCTCCACTTAGAATTTTATTATTTAGTAATTTTGGTTTTTTAGATTCAACAGCAAAATGATGTAATAATAATAATCCTGCTAAAACTACAAGATTATTTTTACCAAGAGGTGCTAATATTGACTCTAATTGACTAACATTTCCACCTAATTGTTTAGCTTTTTTAGGTTTAATTTGCATTAAATAATAAAGAAATATTTTAATAATTAATTCAATTAATGAATATAATTTTAAAGGTATTAAAACATATGATACTTCTCTAATAGCATGAAATTGTGTAATAGGTTCTTTTTTACTACCACCATTTTGATTTTTAATAAGATCAAAAATAGTTGGATCCTGACTTGAATTACATCCACAGTTTCCTCCGCCATTTTGCATAGAAATCGTACTTAAAAAATTAGGATCTTGATTTCCACAACCACAATCCCCTCCATTTTGAGTTAAACTACCATCAAAAACTGGTGTATTCTTAAAAGTATATCTTGAATAAGATGGCATACCTCCAATATCTTCATCAATATTAACACTATACCCATCTCCTCCACTTTGAGTTAAGTCACCTTTAAAAACAGGTGTATTTTTATAAGTGTATCTATCATATGCAGGCATACCTCCAATGTCTTTATTCATATCTACGCTATATCCATCTCCACCATTTTGAGTTAAGTCACCTTTAAAAACAGGTGTATTTTTATAAGTGTATCTATTATATGCAGGCATACCTCCAATGTCTTTATTCATATCTACACTATATCCATCTCCACCATTTTGTAATAAGTCTCCTTCAAAAATAGGTCTATAATTATTTGAATATCTTGAAAATGCTGGTAATCCTCCAATTGCTTCATTTACATTAACAACATAACCATCACCACCATTTTGTTTTTTTTGAATTTTTTTTTGTGTATTTTTTTTAAGCATTAATATATATTATAATAATATTTTTTATTATTATAATATTTTTTATTATTATAATATTTTAATTATAATAATATTTTAATTATAATTAAAATATTATAATAATATTTTAATTATAATATAATAACTTTTTTACAAACTATCTAAAATAATTTGAGTTTGATTTATAGTACTGATTAAATCCATGTTATCAACTTTTTTAAATGGAATCCATTTTTTAAATGTTTTATGATAATTACATTCAACATAAATAGCTTTATTATTTTCAATTTTACTATTAGTATCTTCATTAAAATCATAATTATCAGTATTAATAATATTTTTTAAAAAATTACTAGTTTCAATATCAGGAACAGATGCATATGAATATTTTTCTATATTATTATTTGTATTTTTACAATATAATTCATATATATCTGGCATAACAGTAGGATTTATTAAAAATCTACATGTTGTTTTCTCTAATTTAAAATTATGATTATTTTTATATTCTATTTTTTTATTAGAATTATTTTCAACTGTTTGATTAGAATTATTTTCTACTTTTTGATATAAATTATTTTCTATTTTTTCTACTTTTAATATTTCAACATTATTAAATATATCATCTTCATCATTTTTATCAATTATATTATTATTATTTAATATTTTACTATCAGATCTACATTCTGGGAAAATAAATAAATAATTATCACTAAAATTATTAATACTCTTGAAATATAATCCAGAACATTTATAATTTAAATTATTCATGTAATTATCTACCAAATCTTTTATGTTATTATATTTAAAATAATTTTTTTTTGAAATATAAAGCGTTTGACTTTCATCAGAATAATCATTACAATGTTCATTTTTAAATATATGGTCAATAATATTTTGACGTTCTTCAAAAGATTTAATTATAATATTTTCACCTTTATAATATGCAATATCATTTATTAAATAAATCCATTTATCATTATTATTTTTAACTAATTCACCATCAAATAATGTTCCTAAAAATATGTCATCAGTAAATTTTAATTGAGTTACCGTCATTGTATCATTCTTTTTATTTATAAAAATACAATATTTTTTAGTATTATATTTTGTAATAAATAATATAAATTTTTTTCCAAAAGTGCTTAGAGACACTAAAAAATTGTTTTCTTTTAAATTATTTACATTTTTTTTATTTAAAAATGTATAATATTTAGATGTAAGATTAAAGGATCCGATTTCACTTATAATAGACTTAATATCATTTCTAATGTTTGGTGAAATAATTTGTAAAGATTTTTTGTTACAAAAATAAGTTTGTTTCATGATATATATTATACTTAATTAATCTTCAAATACATTTATTTTAAAAAAAATAATCATTTTTTTATAAATTTTTAATAATATTTTTATATATTAATAAAATATTTATTTAAAATATTAATAAAATATTATGTAAAATATTAATAAAATATTATGTTAAATATTATATAAAATATTATGTAAAATATTATATAAAATATTATGCAAAATATAATTCATTAATAAATTAAAAAATATATTAGTTAATAATATATAATGGAAGAAAAATGTCCATATAAACCAAAAAAAATATTAACAGCTCGCCAAGCAAAAAAAGAAAAAGTTGGTTCTTTTTATCATCCAACTGAAAAAACATATAGAAATGGCGCATGTCCCAAAGGTTATGAATTAAAAAAAGGTTATGAAAGAAAATCATATACTAAAAAAAATGGAAGTAAAGTAAAAAGTATTTATGTTGATCCAGTTTGTATTGTAAATAAGGGAATTCCTGGAAAATTATTTCCAGATGAAAGACAAATAAAAATAAATTCTAAAAAAGATAGTTTTAAACCATTTAATTACAGTACAGAAGATAATAGTAAAATTAGATTAAAATCATTATTAAAAGCATCTAAAGAATTAACATATAGAACAGTTATAAGAAAATTAGTTGCTTTAAGAACTTTAACAAAGAATACTAATAAAAAACATTCAGAAATTTATGACGAAGATATTAAAAATTTACAAGCATGGAGATTAAGAAATCCTGATTTATATAAATAAAAATACTTAAAGATATACTAATATATATAATTATTCTCCCTTAGCTTAGTCGGTAGAGCATCCGACTGTTAATCGGAAGGTCGTAGGTTCGAATCCTGCAGGGAGAGTTTATTTTTTTATAAAATTTATAAAAAAATAAATGTTTAAAAAGATAATATTATATTATAAATAATGAAACTAAATTTTTTATTAATTCCAATAGTAATTCATTTTACTAGAAATATAAAAAAAGAATGTTCAATAGATTTTTTTGAATTAAATAATAGTTACTTATATAATGAAGAATATTTTAATAAATTAATTATTAATTCTAAAAAAATAATTAAAAAAGAAATAAATTATAAATATTTATTTAATTTAAAAAATAGTAAAATTATATAATAAAAAAACTACTTAAAGATATACTAATATATATAATTATTCTCTCTTAGCTTAGTTGGTAGAGCATCCGACTGTTAATCGGAAGGTCGTAGGTTCGAATCCTGCAGAGAGAGAATTTATTTTTTTATAAAATTTATAAAAAAATAAAAATTTTTTAATTATTAAATAGTTTCATCAATAAACCAAACTTTATTATCATCATTTAATAATTCTTTATATCTAAAATAAATTTCTAAATCTTCACAAAGAAATTCAATTCTTTTTTTTTCAGTTATTTTATACATACCAACTTTTTTTCTAATATCAAGTAATTTACCATATTCAAATGTTGAACACATTCTTCCAGTAATTATTGAACGCTTTGATTTTTTCTTTTCTTTCGTTAATATTTCTTCTTCAAATGATTTATCAATAATTTTAAAATTTTTCTCTTGTTTCTTAGTATTATATGAGATAATACCATAAATTACATTACTTTTCTTATTTTTATCTAAACTTTTACTGTTTATTTTTTGTAAATTACGATATGATTTTATTTTAGAAATTATATCCTTTGAACATTCAACAAATTCTATTTTATTATTTTTTAAAGAATTAATATCTAAACTATTATTTATACTTTCAATTATGTAATAATCATTATTGATAATAAATCCAATAAATAAATCATTTTTAATTTTAGTTTTATCATATTCTATATCAGAATAATAATTTAATAATTTATGTTTACTATTTAAAAAATATATAATATCATTAATATATTCCTCATTACTTCTCTCGAAAAATTTAATTAATATTTTTTCAATAAATAATTGTAAATTTTTTCTATTTAATTTATCTAAAATAGTTCCTATAATAGAATATAAGTAGTATTTTTCAATTTTTGTTTTATCTATTTCAATATGTAAATTATAAAGAGTATTAATATTTTTTAAAGTATTTATTAAAATTTTATTATCATTATCTTTCTCTTTTTTTAATTTATTTTTTTGTTCACTATAATTTAATTCAATATTTTCTAAATCAACGTATTCAGTTTTTATATCAGATGGGTACATTCTATATATAACCGGTATTTCATCTCTATCTAAATCAAATGGTTGAAAAACATAATAATCACCTCTATATATAATATATCCTTTTCTACTGAATTTATCGTAAACTACTTCATTTTTATTATCAACTAATTCTTCTAATGCAGTATATATAAATAATTTATCTATTCCTGGATGTTTTTCATTAATTTTACTTACTAATGAATCTAAATAATAAACAATATTTTCTCTAAATAAATTTTTAATATATTTTTTAATTTTTAAAATATCATTTGATGCAAATTTTATATTATAAGTATCCGTATTAATAGGATATTTTATACGTGGATTAGGAGACCAATTGCATGTGTAATTACATTTATCTTTATAATCACATATTGCAGTATATGGTTTATCTTGTATGGGAACATTTAGTACTTGACCACTTGATGTTATTTGTTTAACTTTCTTATCAGAATCAATTATATTAGTATTTCTAAATAATACACAATCTACAGCGGACTCTTTCATTATTCTTGATATATTTTTAATAATAATATCTTTGTATTCCGCTACTCTATAATTTTTAAGATCAATTGTTTCTTGATTAAATATTTTATTATTTGATTTTTTTAAATTATCTAAAATTGACGCATATTGATATATTTCAACATTTCTTTCTTCTGGTAATAAGTCTTGATGTGATAAATTACGGATAGCTCTTCCAATAATCTGTTCATGACGAGATAGATTATACCATGGTTCAATTATATGAACTTGTCTTATTCTTTTAAAATCTAGGCCTTCACTAACTGCTCTTGTACCAATAAATACTTTAATTTCTTCACCGTATTTATTTTTATTACTTGTAAATTTATTTAATGCATCTTCCCTTTTAACTTTGACAATATCAATTGATTTTCCAAAATATAATATATATTTTGCTCTTCTAAAAAAATGATAATTTTTAGATTTTTCATTAAAATGATCTTCTGCATTTGCTCCAAGACCACATAAAAAACATATTTCTTTTCTTTTACCCCCTCCTTTTAATTTATTAGCATTATAATCTAATAGTTGATCTTCTCCATCTGTACATTCTCTGGTAAAACCATTTTGTTCTAACATAAGTGCAAACGGTAAAGTACCTTGTTCAATATATTGAGAGAAAACAAAAATTAACCCTTTTGATTTTTTAATAGTTTCTAATATTGAAGAAAATTTCGTAGAATACTTATTTAAATGTTTTTCATCTGCAAATGGTGCTTCATTAATTGTATCTTTATCAAAAATAGCATGTGATTGATATTTATATTGTATTCTTTTTTTTTGACTTATTATTTTAGTTGATCTATAATAACCTCCTAGTCCATTGTCAAAATCTGCTTCAATTGAATAATTATTAAAAGAACCAATATTACTTAATTTATTAGATTTAGAATTTTCATTGTATGCAACAGGGTATGTTATATTTGATATTTTTGTTAAATCAAATAATAATCCCATTCCTTTTTTTTCATCTATATTTTCAATATTAGTGTTAATATTGTCAATATTATTAATTTCAAATAATAAATTTTTATCATTAATATTTTGTTTAATTTTACCATCTTTTAATTTTTTATCAAAATAATATATATAAGTATTTTCTTGAATACCTTTCATTGGACATAATATTAATTTTGTATATTTTATTTTTTTATCATCTTCTATTTTTTGACCACTCATATAATAATCAATTTTATTAGGAATGGTTGATTCTTTTGGATATATACGAAATGGAAAAATAAAAGGTTTTTCTGCTCTTACATAAGAAATATATCCTTTAAAAATATTTCGTAACTTTTCTTCAGCATCAGGTTTTAAAGTACCATCTTTAAAATTAAATATATCATTTTTATTTATTAATTCTCTTCCATCATTTTGTAATAATAGATTAATATAAAATATAATTTCATCTGGTCTATCAAACATAGGTGTAGCACTCATCATTACTAATTTAATATTTTTACCATACTTTATTATTGATTGTAAGATTGGTTGAATACTTCTTGTTAATTCTTTTTTTGTATCTGTTTTTATATTTTGTATTTCATCTATTATTATAACTCTATCATCAAACTCTTTAGATATATATTTTTTAATTTTTTCATTAATATCTTTATCACCTCCTTTCCAACCCCCTGTATTTTTAATAATATCATTGGCAAATCTTTTATAACCATAGAATTGATAATAATATTTCTTAAGTTTTAATATTTCTTTTTCTTTTTGTTGTTGTGTTAAATATAATCCTTGTTCTCCTAATTCATAATCTTTACCTGTACATTGAACAACGTCTTCCGGATTTTTTTTACTACGTTCTTTTCTAAAATTATATAATTCTTTAATAAAATTTAATCCTAGATTTGATAATACTAAAATTTTTTTATTCATATTTTTTAATGTTTTTTTAAAACCTTCTGCTATTGCTATTGCAGTACAAGTTTTTCCTACACCTGTTCCATGAAATACTAATACTCCATTATAAGGAGTGTCAGGTGATATATAATTCTTTAAAAATATTTGATGTGGATCTAAAGTAAATTCATTTTTTGATACAATATTTTTATTCCAATCAGTTTTTTCTTTGATTTCTGTATCTCGAAACTCTTTTTTTAGATATATTTTTTTATTAAAATCTTCATCTGTAATATCAGGATAAAACATAAATGAATCATTATTTTTATTCATTACTATATTTTGTAAAGAAAAAAATTATAATATAATTAATAAATATTTACTTAAAGTAATATTTATTAATTATATTAATATAAAATGGATACACAAGATCCTTATAAAGATAATGATAAAAAATCATATTGTTTAAATTGTGGAAAAGTTGGTCATATTACGAAAAAATGTTTATGTAAAATTATTAGTGTTGGAATAGTATGCATTAAATTAAATATAAAAGATTTAGATTTAAATAGTATTATTAGTTATTCTAAAAAAATACAAAATAAATATTTATTTTCAATGGATGAAATAAATAAATTAAAAAAATTTAAAAAAAAATTGGATTTAATAAATATTGATGACTTCGATAATTTCATTGAATATTTATTAATAAGACGTAAGAATAGTCTAAACTATGTTGAATTTATTCGAGGTAAATATGATATTAATAATTCTGATTATTTACAAAAAACTATTAATTTTATAACTAAAGAAGAAAAAAAATTAATAAAAATATCACATTTTGATATTTTATGGAAAGATTTATGGGGAGAAGAAATTAATAATAATAATATAGAATATAAAGAATCAAGAGATAAATTTAATCAATTAAAGAATGGATTATTTATAAAAAAAAATGAAATAAATTTATTTTTTTCATTAGATAAATTAATTAATGACTCTGTATATAATTTTGAGGAACCAGAATGGGGATTTCCAAAAGGAAGACGAAATTCTAAAGAAAAAAATATAGATTGTGCTAAAAGAGAATTTGAAGAAGAAACTACAATTAATAATGATAATTTTAATATTATTAATATGACACCATTAGAAGAAACATATATAGCATCAAATAATTTGAAATATAAACATATATATTATATTTCTCAAATAAATGATAAAAATATTAAATTAAAAATAGATAATAACAATTTGAATCAAAAAATTGAAATTGGTGATATTAAATGGTTTAATTTTAAAGAATCATTAAATATTATAAGAAATTATAATATTGAAAAAA